GGTTGTAAATGCGCGGTCGCGCTTTTTTGCTCATGGTTGCTCCTTGTCGTCGATGGGCTCGACGGCGTCGAGAGTGTTGTAGTTGAGGCCCAGTCGCGTGGCCCGGGCTAGATCTGCGGCGTTTTCCGCGTCGACCGTTTCGGCGTCGTAGCCGGTGCGCAGGACCATCTCACTGCGCGAGGCAAAGCCCGCTTGGACTTCCATGCGCCGCGCCTGTACGTCCTGCACTGGCTGGATGTATGCCCAACCTTGTGGCACCCAACGTGTGCGCAGGTATTCGCGGCGACGTTGTGCGTAGTCCGCCAATACCAGGACACCCGACAACACGGCCATGTCCATCCAGGCGGCGCGAACCGGGCGACAAAGTTGGTGCACGTAGACACCAAATTGCAGTTGCTCCAGACGCCGCCGAAATTCGTTGAGCACCACGCGAAGCGCACGGTCGTTCACCTCGCGCATGTCGCCGGTGAGGATTTCGTACGGTGTTCCGGTACCCGCAGCGGCGGCCATTAGTTGCTGCCGCATAAAGTCCGGGTAGTTGTTGCCCGCGTCCGGCGGCTTGGAGAACTCGACCTCCTCACCTGGCCCCAGCTCCTGCATGGTGCCGGGCTCCAGCGCGACCATCGGCGTGAAGCCATCGCGATCGAGGCTCAGCGGCTGGCCGGTGACCGGATCTCTGGGCACTGGTCCGGAGTCCGGCGCTGGCCGACTGATGAACCCGGCAAACAGGTTGGCCACCTCTTGGCGGAACAACACCGCGTCGTCGTAGTTGTCGAGACTACGCAGGCGTTTCAACACCGGTGACAATCGCGGCACACCGCGCAGCTGGCCCGGCTCGACCGGTTCAAAGATGTGCAGCACCTGAGCCGCTGGCACGCGCACCAACTGGTTGTAACCGGCGTTCAGCGACGACGCATCGCGCGGATGTGACAGGTACATCCAGTACGCCACCCGCTTGCCGCCCGGGGTGAACTCGATGCCGGCGCGGATGAGGTTGCCGGTTTTGGTGGTTTCGAACTTGTCATGCGGCACGAACTCCGGCGCGAGTATCTGGAGCTGCAGCGGTACCGCGAGGCCTTCGTCCAAACTGCGCGGTCGCAACCGCACAAAACACTCGCCCGAAGTTTCGACGGTGCGAGCCGCCAGCGCCTGCTGGCCGTAGAAGTCGGTGCGCTCATCGGCGTCCGATTCATCGACCCAATCGTCCCAGAGTTCCTGCAGCAGTTTGCGCAGTGATTCGTCGTCGGTTTTCGGCCTCGGCGTGATGCCGGTACCGATCAAATTGCTGACGCGTTTGTCGATCACGTTGAAGGCATACGGGTCATTGCGAACCGCTGCCCGGGAACGCGAACGCAAGTTACGCAGTGCCGGCGTGTTGATGCTGTTGACCCCGTTGTCGGGAGCATCCCAGCCAGTGGAGCGGCGGCCCTCTCCGGCGCCTTCGTAACTGGCCTTGATGTTCGACGGCAGCACGAACCCGTTACGGGTGAGCGTCGGAAAATGGCGGGCCATTAGACTCCCTTGCCTCCGTGGTACAGCCGAACCACGCGAGAGCGCGGCCCGGCAGCGCTGATCAGCGAGGTGCGGATTTCTTCGCGAGCCTTGAGCAGCTCGTCGACGGTGCGGTACTCCACGGTGCGGTCGTTGTAGCGCACGGTTTTCTCACCGCGAGCAATGGCCGCCTCAACCGCGTCGAGGTGCTTCTGAGTAAATGACATATCAGCGTCTCTTCAGGTAACCGCTGCTGGAGCTGCGGCGTTGAGGTGGCGGTGCTGCGGGTCGGGATTGCACGACCGGAGCAGTGGATTGCGAAGCCGGTTGCGGTGCAGCAGCTGGTGTTGCTGGTGCGGTGACGCGTTCGCCTTGAACGGGCTTGATGCCCAAGGCGTCGTCGAACAGACCCGACTGCGCCAGAGACTGACGCACGCGCTCCCAGTCGTGTTCCTTGTAACGGTTGAGGCCCAGGTAATGCGCCATGGCCAGGCAATACACCATCAGGTCGAGCGCTTCGTTGCGCTCGGCCTTGCCCTTGACCCATTCGATACGCTTGTGGCCGCGTATGTAGCGCGCGACTTTGCGTTCTGCGACACACTGGTCGAAGAAGTCGTCCGGCAGGTCATTGGCAAAGTGCAGCGCACCCGGTCCGGACTCGAACGGGTAGCGGTTGTAGATCCAGTCCTTGGCCGTGTCGGTACCGACGAACCACAGCTCGGCACCGTTGCGTTCGGTCTGACCTTTCCAGGTTACGTCGACCATCGACGGCCGCTGAGCAATCACCGGCTTCCCCGGCTTGCTCGCGCCCTTGATGGCGAACACGTTTCGCCAGCGACGAACGCGGCAGAACTGGTAAACCTCATCGGTGTGGTGACCACCGGAGTCGACAGCTACCGCGAGAATGCCAAGGCCCACACCGCACGGATGGCGATATTTGGCTTTGAGCAACTCGTCCAATGCGGCCCAGGTGCGTTCGTCTGCGGGATCACCCGAGACCACCTGGTAGTCGACGACCCAGCGCTCCATGCCGACGCCCCAACCCATCGCCATGAACTCCAGGCGATTGGCCTGGACGTCGACGGCGCCAGTGATCATCAGTACCGCCGCTGGCAGCGAGCCGAGGGTGAAGTCTTCCAGCCGCGCCCTTTGTCTCAGTACATCGGCTTTGGTTTGCTCTTGTGCGCTATCCCAGACCTTCGCCAAACGGGTGTTGTAGAACACCTGCATCGGTTCCAAATCACCTTTGGCCTGGGCCTTCTTGGCCTTTTCGAATTGCTTGGCCAGCGACTTCCAGTCCATCCAGCCCAGCGGCGAATACAGCGCATTGAGGTGGAAGCCAACCGTCTCACCATCGCCTTCGGCATGGGCACGCCATTCGCCTTTGGCGAGCATTTCGCCCTTGTGGTACTCCTCGATCAGCACGTCGCAGTCAGGACCGGCGCACTGGTAATGCACGACGCTGAAGTCGTTCGAGTAGTGCAGTCGTTCCCACTCCAGGGTTTGCATGTGCCCGCAGGTTGGGCATGGCACGTAGTAGTGACGCTGGTCGCTGCCGTCGAACAAGTCGGAGATCCGCGAGGCGCCCTTGATCGTCGGCGAGCTGGAAAAATAGAACTTCGCGTTGCGCCCGAAGGTACTGCCCCGGGTTTCTGCTAGCTCGATCGGGTCGCCCTCCTCGCCGATGTCCACCTCCCAGCGGTCGATCTCGTCGCCGTAAACGTAGCGCGCCGACAGCTCCGAGAGGTTGGCCGCCGAGCCGGCGGTGGTGACGTACAACGTACCGCCCTCGAACTCCTTGGTGTCCATGGTGTTGCGCGAATCCCGCGAGCGGTTGGCCGCCACACGCTCGCGCAGCACGGGCGTCACTTTGATCGTTTTGCCGATCCGCGACGACACCCGTTTGGCCAGGCCGAGGCTTGGCAGCAGCGCCAGGATGTTCGACGGCGCCATGTGCATCAAACCGCCGATCCAGTTCAAACCGATTTGGGTTTTCATCAGCTGCGACGCGACCATGGTGATCACGCGCTTGCAAGGGTGAGCCGGCGACAGACATCGCATGGGCTCGCGGGCATACGGCGTACGCGAGGTGCGGTACTGGCCCGGCTCAGCGGCGCCGGTGTCACGCGGGATTCGCATGTACTCGTCGGCCCACTGATCGATCCAGACATCCGGGTCGGGCCGTAGCCCACGGAAATACGCCTCGCGGTACACCTCTGCACCGTCAGGAATTTCCGTGGGCATGGGCTTAACTCGTGGTCAATGCATGTTCAAGGTCCGCTGAAGACATGCGTTCTGCGTCTTCCAGCGAGCGACGGATTGCCGCTGTGAGGTGCTTTTCGATTTCCCAAGGGTCCGTCATAGACGCCAGCTCGGGAGCCAGTTGCGGGGGCATACCCAGCAGTTGATCGCGCAGCATGCGGCCCGCGCTGTAGGCACCGGTCTGAACCGCCGACATGGCCACCAGCGAACCCTTGGCCTTGTGCAACTCGATCTCGGCGAGCTGCGCCAGGTTGTGTTCGCGCAGTGCGCGGGCCTTCTGGAAGTCGGGCAACTGCCCCGCTGGGGTGATCGCGGGCGGCGGCGCAGCCATTGAAGTCGGCTCGACTTGACTGGATAGCTGGCTGTACACGTCACGCTGAAGCCGGTCTTGGTGGTGCCGGTCAGCGACGGCGGTCTTGCTGGGGTCAGCGGTGTCGCGAATCAACGCTTCGCTGGCCGTGACATCGACCTGTTTACCATCGGCGGTCAGCACCAGGCGGTTGTTGTTTTTCAACCAGGTGATATAGCTGGGCGCCCTGCCGATCCGAGCCGCGAAGGCGCTCTTTGACAGGTACATTGGTTCTGTCATAAGCCCTCCTTTTCAACGGCTTTTCAATGCAAACCTTTCAATTTCAATGGATTGAATTTCAGTAAGCTGGCGACCCTGCCGCTAACAACTTCCCGCGGGTTTCCGACCCCGTACCCCTCGGATAACCCCAGGGTCCCCGGCAGTTTTCGGTGCACCAATTCGGTGCATTACCCCTGCTCACCGCCTGAGGGTGGTATTTCGCAGACGCCCAGCCGCTTGGCGGCCCAGCGTTCGTACAACCCGATGGCAACATCGGCGCCGGCCATTGCGGTCAGGCAGCCCATCGCCGACGCAGTCCAGATTGACACCCCGGCGGCGTGCAACAACATCATGGTGGACAGTCCGCAACCTACGCAGGCACCGGACCGAAGTGCCAGGCGCCGTAACAATGCCCAACCTCGCGCTCCATCCTTGTCAGCTCGCCACATCTCGCCCGACACGCCGCCGACCAGGGCCAGGACGATCACTAACCAGATCGGCATCTCTGCCAGCGTTTGCTGCTCGTTCGTCATATTCGGCTCCAGAAATGCAGAAACCCGGCAATTGGCCGGGTTCTTTGATAGGGTTTTGGCAGTTTGAAACAACTACGATTCAAGGAGAATCAGGTGGATACATCGCTTTTTATTCAAACAATCATCACCGCTGTAATCGCGGGTTTTATCGTTACCTGGTTGTTTGCCAGCCCTGAGAGCCGAGAAAGTGCAGTAGCTCAAATCAGGAAACTACGATCATTAAGCTTCAAGGTGATCGTTCTCGCCATGGCCGCGTTCGTGATGGCCAGGAGTGCTTACGCCTTCGTGGCGTTTGCGACATCAACGGGGCCCGTAAGTAGAGTTGAAGTGATCGAGCTATTTGTGTACTTCATGAATTTTTTCGCGTTTCTGAGCGCTGGAATTCTGTTCGCAACCATCTGGCGAATGTCAGTGCTGAAGGAAAAAACCGACAAAGCCAAACCTGCTGAGACTTGAAACCTTCGCCCCACTTAATGACTCCCGATAAACGCAAAAACCCGGCGCAATGGCCGGGTTTGGTGTGTGGTGTCTGCCGCTCTCTGCGGTCGCACCTATCGAAGATGACTACTTTTTACAGGTGGATTCTCATGGCAGCAACCCCACTTTAATGCCACCCGGTGAATATGT